TGATAGGCTTCTTAAATTGACGGAAGAAAGAATTGCCTTGGAGAGAAAGTTAAGCACGTTGATTAATTCAGATGTGGATATATCTAAGTTATCTTTAAATGATAATGATTCTAAGATTAGCGCCTCAGATCTTATGGCGGCTTATGAGACTATAGTTGATTTTGAGAATGCCGTGTCTACCCGTGGGGTCGATAATCATAAAGAGGCCATGGCGTTGCTTAGCGAGTATCGTCATAATCTTGTGGCTTATAAGAATATAAACGAGTCTCTTCGTCGTATGCGTGACAGAAGATTCATCCGGGCGCAGGAGCGCGGGTTCATGAAGATATTATCGAACGTATGGGGTAAGACTTATGAGGAGGATGATAGCAAGTATGATTTCAGGAATACTGATAATCCTGATGCCAATGATCTTTACGCCAACGACCAAGCTATAGACAAGGCTTACCAAGATGGTCTTATAGGGGAGGATGAGGCATTTATGTTCAAGACATATAATCATATGATAGC